TTGCCATTTTTAGGTAAATGTCTTGATAATGGTTTATTTATATTTAATAAACACGAACTTAAATTAACATCGTTTGTATAGTTATATGGAATTGGTTCTTCACCACTCATAATATTTTAGTCTTATATGCCTTTCGAACACCATAATATCCAATCATACATAACATAAAGATAAACAGACATAGTAAAAATATCCGTAATGTTCTAATAATTGTTTTATTATACGACAACTTTTCAGATGTCGTGTCAATATTAGTATTTAGATTATATAATTTTTGATTAATTCCTTGTAATTCAGAATAATTATCTTTAATTTGGTCTTTCTCAAGTTGTGCCACTTTTGCCGAATTATCACTTGATGTGTTTATACTTTGAAAAAGTGTATTTAGTTTTTTATTTTTTTCATTAAATTCATCCTTCATTTTTAATGACTTTTTATTAAGATGTTTAGTTTGAGCATTAGGTAAATAATTATCAATATTTGTCTTCGCTTGTTTTTCTGGAATTGAACTTTCATAACTTTCAACATTTTCATAACTTTCAACATTTTCATAACTTTCAACATTTTCATAACTTTCAACATTTTCATAACTTTCAACATTTTCATAACTTTCAACATTTTCATAATTTTCAATCATATCTAAGTTTTTATATATACTATGATACATTTTTTTTGAATCTGATTTATCCCCTGATTTCATAGCAGTTTTAGTGCCTAATAAATTCGCATTAAATATAAGTTTTTCTACATAATTCTGCTTTAATCTTTTGTGCTGTGATTGAATTTTCTTAGCACATTCTGTATTAGCTGAAATATAATCGTCTAGTTTCAAATCAGGTCTTAAATATACCTTATACTGATTTTTCTTATCTTTTGGAACATCGGTAAGACTACCTAAGAAAGGGTTAATATATCCATTTACTATATCAACATTACAATCTTTCATTATTTTATTAATACTTCCCATATAAACAACTGGACCATTTGCCCCTGAATATATCATAACTAGTTCGTGTTTATTCTGTTCTGCTATTAAGAATGCAACCATTAAATCTGTATTTGAAGTACTTTGCTCGAATGTTACACCCGGTATAACTATTTTTCCCTGTACTGGTGTATGTCTGTCTTGTGATGTTAGATAATAAAACCCGTCAATATTGTTATCGACGTCTATATTATTTATATTATAATACCCGATTGGGGTATATGGGGGGTTTTGTACCAATTTAGATGTTTTCGAATCTATCATAGGGGGGTTATTTAATTTAAAAATCTTTAAATACCCATATTTAACTTCTTTTTCTACGGTATACCCAGATGTTTTATTCCATATTGGAGCCTTAAACCCATTATTACATTTTTGCTTTAATATTTTTTGTTCGAATTGTTTCTTTTGATTATTAACACCTGTTTGACTTAGTTTAAGGAGTGTCTGTTTTACATTCGATTTACCATCGAATATATAAAAATTTTTATTATTGTCATACACCTGTGCTGATTTTTCATTATATAATTGTTTAATATCCGCTGACGTATTTAATGTTATACCAGTAGACAGGTTATATCTTGCGGTGTCAGGTATATTATCACCATTACTATTAATTTTTCTCATTTTATAATGTATATAATCCAGTTTAACAACTATGAAAGTACCATCACTATCTTGTGTATAGTAATCGACAGGTCCTAAATTAGTATGATTGGCTTGTTTTAAATCACCAAAATTAGGCGGGGGTTTTATACTAGATGTAGGATTAAAAGAAATACATTTATATATATTATATCCTGTTTTATTGGATGGTCCAATTGCTATATAATCTGACTTATTTACTCTACATTTACTAGCACTATCTGATATATAATTATGATCCGAATCATTACTATCTTTAGTAGTGATATGTTTATCTTTTAAGTAGTCTTTTAAATCTTTTTCTAAAATACATCCAATATACCGACCATGTTCATAATTTACCATATTATATAATATATATTATATTATATTATATATAATATTATACTATAGCAATTAGACTAATTTATTTAGTTGCTACATTTTTATTAAAATTTCGTACATGATATTTCTTATTCTTATAAACATATATACTTACTATTATAAGGATTATGAGTAATATCATTGCGACAGAACTATATATTAATTTTTTTCTAGTTGAATTTTTCCGCCTCGCATTATCTAACATCGTCAGTCTAGTATTAATAAGATCTGTTTTTACTTTAATTATTTTGGATTGATTCTTTATTTGATTGGGATACTTCGATGAATTCTCAACCATTAATTTAAATTCATTTAGGTGTTGATTGATTTGGTCAGATTTTTGGCTAAGTTTAGTATTCAGTGTGTCTTGTAATGTATCTAAATTATCATTGTATTTCTTTGTCTGGTCTTCTGATTTTCCAATTGATTTATTCATATAATCATAAACTTTCGCATCTTCGGGGGTAATATTCATTTACTATATACATATATTATATATAATATATCATCTACATTTCTGGTTTTATTATATAAATTTTATTATTTTTAACATATAACATTACAATAATAAAGGTTATTAATAATATAATAGACCCGGATATATAAATTATATTTACTTTTACTTTATTTGTTCTAGTGATGTCGGACAGCATATCAATTCTGGTATTTATAAGATTATTCTTCTCCTTTATAATATATGACTGGTTCTTTATTTGTAAACCCATATCGGATGAAGTAGGACTACTTGAGAAATATTCGATATCTTGATTATCTGTTTTATTTCCCAATTTATTATTTATATATTGGGTTATAGATTCATTTTCACGACGGGTATTATCATATAGAGTATTACATTCGGTGTCATAATTTTTTATAGTTAATTGCCATTTATCTCGCTGAAGTTTCATATTTGTTATCTGCGATTCAATAGAATTTATATTTGATTTACTCGACTCAGACTCTTGTCGTAATTTATTAATTTCATCTAAAATTAATTTACTATTCGTTTTTAATTTGTCCTGTAGCCCAGTTAATACTAGTTCAGAGTGATGAGTATTATGAGCTGTTGTTATTTGCTCTCCTATATTTCTATTTAAAGTTGTTAACTGCGATGTTTTTTTATCAATTTCTATTTCATTATTCTTTAGTAATGTGTTAGCTGTCTTTAGAGTATCTTCTAGCTCGTCAACCTGTGTATTAATGGTATTATATTTACCAATATATAAATCTAATATATTGGTATTCGAGCACGATTCCATAATATTAGAATCGTGTGATATATCAAGTTGGGGTGTTTGTATTAATTTAAAACTTTTGTATGATCTCGTCTGGGGGACAAATCCTGTATCTGAATCAATAATTAATGTTTTTTCTAAACCATTTACTTTTGCGTCTATTATAATAAGGTCATTGAATCTATAACCATTCTTTCGAATTAAGTTAGTAATATTCCAATCAGAATTAGGAGTTTTTATTGTATATAAAAAACTCTTACCCGGTACATATGTTAAACTTGTATCCGTTTGGGTTTTATACTGGGCGTTTAAATTACTACTAATACTATTATTCGTTAGACCCCATCTTAAATATCCCAATCCTTCTTTACTTTTAATGAATGTTTTATCACACATCAAGTATGATACATTAGAATTAGCACAAGATGTTGTTTTATTAAATTCAATACCTCTTAGGAGCCATCCTGTCATAGAACCTACATTCATTTTTCCAATAAGACTTAGATATATGTTACCTATAGATTGATGCTTGCTTTTATCAACATTGCTATAAATAAAAAAATTACTAGTATTTGGTTTAAAATGTACTTTAGAACCACCTGTAATCCCCTTATATGGATTTCCACCCAATCTCCAAAAATATGTAGGAGATAATGCTAATATTTCATCTTCTATATTTAATGCCTTTGTAGATTTAAAATCCACAATAACGTATTCATCATTTTGGTGAATGTGAAATTGATGAATTTTATTTAGATTAATTATATTCCATTCATATTTAACACTTGTCATCATAAGCGCACCTGTATCATAACATACAGATAAATATATATAGGAGTTATTAAATTTTTGTCTTATATAAAAGGTGTGTTTATCAATACCTTTGTTTGATATTTCCCACTTATTTGGATTAAATAATGATGTTTTTAAAAAAGGTGTTATATTATGACTTATCTGAACCAGTCTTATTGGGGTTAGACATTTTACACGAGGGTTTGGTTTAAGAGTAGAATACGTACTTGATAAATATATCGTAGTATCATTAACACGTGATGTTATATAATACATGTTGTCAACTTGTTGGAATTTCCATTTTAATAACGAAATACCCATATAATTAATATATATATATTATATTTCAGATATATATTATATTTCAGATATATATTATATTTCAGATAACAAATGCGTAATATATATAAATATTTTAAAATATATATAATAAAATGAGGACAATGATAATTAATACTCTCGGTTTTTTAATGGTTGTATTCGTATTATACTTAGTATTTAAGAAACTCAAATCTCTTCTTCCGTCATTTTTAGGATGTGCATTAAATAATGATCAAAGTAATCCGACTCTAGTACGCGATGATGTATTAGACGACGATAGTGGAGATGATGAAACCCATAATATTATAGAACTAGATGAAGAAGATATAGATGTTGATGATATTAATAGTGATGATGAAATTATATTACAACAAAAAGATAATGAAGTATCTGATAATGCGTCATCTGACGCATCAGATGACGCATCAGATGATGTATCAGATAACGCATCAGATGATAATGATAGTGTTGATAGTGTTGATAGTGTAGAAACACCAGTTATAGAAAAGGAAGTTAAGGTTGTTAAAACAAAGGAAAAACGTCATAAAGGATTAAAAAATAGAAAATCAAAGACTATTAAAATATAAAACATATATAAAACATAATATGAATCTGTTAATTATAAAAAATCTAACAAAACTTTATAAACAATATCGATTGAGCAATGACCCTAAAATAAGTCAATTTAAATCTAATGTGATTAACAAACTTATAAAAATTGTAAAGGAATATAATAAAGAAATTAAAAATGGAAATGAGTTAAAAGGAATTAAAGGAGTTGGAGAAGGAAGTATTCGTAGAATAAATGAAATAATTAAAACATCAACATTACTAGAATTAAAAGATGATAATAATTCCGATATTATAAGTAATTTATCAAATGTTTATGGTATAGGAAAAGTAAAGGCAAAATCTTTAGTTGTTGATAATAGAATTAGGTCTATTACCGATCTAAGAGATAAAATTGAATTAGGCAATGTATCAGTGACGCACAATGTAATACTTGGATTGAAATATTTCGAGGATATTAATAAGAAAATTATGAGAAAAGAAATGGACGCATTTCAAAAATATATTGGTGAATGTATTAGAAACAACTCTATATTTCACGGGGTTGTTTTTTCTATATGTGGTTCATATAGAAGAGGACTTGCTTCTAGTGGTGATATAGACGTCTTAATATCAGACCCCAAATATAAGACTGGTATTCAAAAACAAGAATATCTTTCTAAATTAGTTAATTTTTTAATAGATAAAAAATTTATATTAGATAGTTTAACTTCTAATGGTTTAACAAAATATATGGGAATTTGTAGATTACCTAGAAGAAAAATTGCTAGAAGAATAGATATACGATGTGTTAATTATAATTCATATTATACTGCGTTGTTGTATTTCACTGGTTCTAGACAATTAAATATAAATATGCGAAATAATGCGTTGAATAATGGTTATAAACTAAATGAATATTCTGTTTATAATATCAAGAAAAAACAAGAAATATTTCCTAAGTCGGAAGAAGAAATATTTGAATTATGTCAAATGGATTATTTACAACCACGTGATAGAAATCTATAATCGCCTACCTTTAACAAGTGCTAGTGTTATAAGAACCATTATAATACAAATAATTATAGATATCTTACAACTAGATAGACCACCGCCAACTTTGGATTCATTTGAGAAATATTCAGTGGAATTTAATACACCCGAATATGGATATTTATAGATAGGCATTCCATTTTTATATATATCACTAGAGGGATATGTTTTATATCTACTATCTTTGATGTAATTATAGTTTGGTTCTGGGTAGAATGGACTATCTGATACAATAGTAGACTTATTCTTGTGTAATTTTACATTTTTGATAATGAATTTATCTTTTCTTAAATTTCTTTTATATTTAATACCAAATTGATTTCCTCTAATCTTATTTAAATTATCGGCATAATTACAAACAACCCCTGTTATATTTTGTTGGTTGTTTCTAACTTGTACACATTTATTTGGTTCAATTGTATCTGGTATAGAAGGAAGTGAATTCATAAATGTATTATTCCTATACCAATCATTATTAGGTGAAATTGATAAATTATATTGTTGTTTATCAAAACCATATGGATTATTTTGGACGGCTGATTTAGATAATGATATTGGACTAATATTAAGTGGTTCTGGAAATTTAGTACTACTCATATAATATTAATAGATATAATATTAATATATATAATAATTAAGTTGGAGAATAAGTACATACTTTATTTTGCGATATTTTTGGATTTATAGGAGCAACATTATCTGCGCTATATGATGCCCCCTGACACCCAAAACCACCATCATCTGGTAGTTTAAGACAATTCGTAGTTGGATTTATTGTCCCGTCCTGTTGATAATAGGCATCATTAGTATCAGTACACGTTTTACATAAAACATTACCATCTGGTTGAAGATATCCACATTTATGTTTATCAGCGCACTTTATACATTTTCCATAATTACTAAATAAATTACAATCATTATTTCTATATGCTGGTATATTGGCTAGATTTGTATCTCCTATAAAACATTTAGATTTGTTCTTAGAGTTTGTACCACCACTATCTGGTATGATAGTACATGGGGTGGTTTTAGGGATACATGTCCCACCACACCATTTACAATTAGCACATGTAGCGCATTTTTGTTCAGAATTACACCCACATTCATCTGTTGCTGTTTTCCATGAAAGATTTTGATTATGGTCCAAACAATCTATACACTGCGGACCACTACCTGGTGTATTATCTGGTGGAATATTTTTACCGGGTCTGATAATAATACCATTATCATTTTTGCTATGTGGTTTATGCTTATGATGTGGTTTATACTTATGATGTGGTTTATCATTATCAGGGGGAATGTCTATATCATCATCTAATAAATCTTCTTCATCTAATATATCATCACCTGATAAATTAAGTTTATCTCTTATTAAATTCAACTTTCTTCTTACATCTTGTACTTTTGTATTATATTTATCTTTGTATTTCTTTTGAACCATTACCAAGAAGACAAATACTAAAGCAAATGTTATAATTAATAACATAGTTGGTTCAGACCGAGATATAACAAACATATATACAATTAATAATATACCCATTGTAATAATAAAACATTCCATATAATCGTCCATAGTATATTTGTTATTTATGAAATCATATGTCGATATATTATCCATTCCTTATATAATACTTATATATAAAAAGTATTATATTAATAAAAATCAAAAAAATCAAAAAATCAAAAAAATCAAAAGTATTCATAATTAATCAAATACATATTCCTCCTCTTCTTCTTCAATAATCGCAGATTTAAACAAGTATCCCTTAAGACCAGTTGATGTAAGAATAGGCTTTTTAAACTTCTTCTGGAGTTGTTTGGTTAGTTCTTTCTTATTCGGAGGCGCCGTAGTATAATTATCACTATACCAATCCTTAAAGACCTTATGAATTTCGGTGAATGACAATGTATCTTTTGATACAGCATCTTTAATAAGATTATCATCGATAAATTCAGTATAAATATCCATCTGTTTCTGATAATCTTGTGTAAAGTTCACAACCTCACCCGGAACAGATAGAGATTTCATTTCCCTGTATTTGCTATAATATTTATTAATCAACCAGGGTAGAAAAACGTGTTTCCACTCCTTCAATTTCGCAGATAGTTGATAATCTCTTGGATATTCATTATCTGCTACAGGGGTTTCAACAAATTTATTTTTAAATTCCACGACCTCCATTCTTCTCCAACATCCCTCGTCATCTGGTGGAACCTCTGGCAACGCATTACAAAGCAATACCAATTTAAATTGTGGCTTAAATTCAATAGGAGCCTGATATAAGCCACGCCCTTTGATTTTATCATTGCCTGAAAATTCCTTCATTAGACCAATATTAATTCGCTCATTTTCATTCGGCTCATCGAAATAACCAAATCGTTTCCCCTTAGATTGAATAACCTCTGGAGTAGCAGAATTAGAACTAGCTCTTTTACCAGTCAGAAGGGTGATTGGAAATTTAATACAATATTCACCAAATGATGAAATAAACAATTCAAGCAATTTCGATTTACCATTGCCACCCGAACCAGTCCAAATACGAAACTTCTCTTCAGCGTTAATACCTTGCATCATAGATGCTAGTAGAAGCAACATATATTCCTTAACCTCTTCGTTTGATATAAGTTGGTCCATAAAATTTTCAATATCCTCAATACATGGGTCTTCGTCATAACTAACATTATAATCTGTACCAGTTGTGAATGTGAGATAATCATCTGGTCGCCCGTCTCTAAATTCCATTCGAGTCAGGTCATATATACCATTATCAAATCCTACCAAATACTCATTCATATCAAGTCTAGCAACGAAGTTCTTATCTTGGAAAAGTTCCTTACATTCCTTTGTTACATTGTCCTTAAACCCGGAATTCTTTAAATCCTTAACAATCGCCATAATCTTCTTATTCATTGCCATAATATCACTATTTTGGGCGTCGTCGTCCTCATCGTCTGATAGTTCCCCCGACTTTTCATTATTTTCAGACATAATAATAAGATATTCCCCAACAAGTTCTTTTGAAATCTTTGACCTTAGACAGAACGCATCCAAATCTTGAGTCCATCGATGATCTTTATAGAAATACCACATTTTATCTGCGAAAATATATTGACCCTTATACATTTCATATAATACATTCGCAATATCCCAGTGAGTCGGTGATTTGAGAGTTTGAGTAATCTTCTTTCTAATATCATTTCTCTTAAGTGCCATATATGCCTTTTCATTATCCGTTTTAGCCCAATAAACAAGACTCCCCATAGTAACCTCTTTACGATTCTTATTACTATCGGAAATCTCTTTCCACTTCACCCGAGTTCCTTCTGCCTCATATTTGGACGATTGTTGACTAAATGTATCCCATATATGGAATGACTCATCACATTGTGAAATAGAATTCAAACAAATCCCCACTTCAATCCATTTTTCAAAATTATCATATCTTTCACTCGATAGAATACCAACGAGACTAATAATATATTCCTTCTCACCCATCGTCTTAAACGACGATTTATTATATTTATAAGATGATTTCTTTGTATTATATTTAATAAGTAATCCATCATTCTTAATCTTAAATGAATCTGCTTCACTATATCGTCTGATACTAAAAAACTTCCCTACATTATCACTCATTCCTTTATAATCAACTTTAGCAAAATCAATCTCACCACACGAGTCGAAAATATATGTAGGCGCATATGCCTCGCAATTAGGTTTAGAACTCTTCATCATTAACCACCCATTTTTATAAATAACTGCCTTATCAACAATATCAGACAATGGATTCGTTGATGGAATATCCTCTAGTAGTTTAACTTCCTTCAGTTTCTTCAATACAATATCACGAATTAAATATTGAATAGCAGGTTCAGTGACAATAAATGGATACATAATGTGTATTCCGTCTTTAATAACTTTATTCGCCAGATATGGACTGCTCTTTTGGAATACAAAAGCAATCAAATCAGTACTTTCGTTTGGTAATATTAGGACTTCTTTAATCGCATCGTGATAAATCTCAACCAATCCTTCAATATGCTGTTTCGTATATTGCCTATCCGTTATATCTTCTTTAAATCTGAAATCAATATCAATTAGGATAGATGAATATTCTTTATGTTTCTCAATAATGTGTGCCAAATTTCCTGCTTCTACGTGTTCTTTGTATAATGTATAAAATTCATCAGTCGATTCTTCGGGTATATTAAATGACCCGAGCGGGGTCCCCATACTAGTATGAGTGTGGGGCTCGCCTTTCTTCACTCTGAAATTATCGAGGAAGTTATAAAGCGGTAGGGGTTTGGTGGACTTGTACATTATTGTATTATAAAGTTATATTTTAAATAATTCAATTTTTTTTAAATAATTTTTATACCGATAAATCTATATGTTTAACCGATAAATCTATATGTTTATACAAATTCTAAAAAATTCTAAGGATTTCCAGATTTATATTTATACGAAATATAAATCCGGAAATACAACAGGTCTTGTTATATTTTAATGTCTATTTTATGTCTTATCATAAATGTTAATGTGCCTTTTTTAACATCTGCCAATACTTTCAGTATTAACACCTTATATGTAATATCATTTGAATTATTATCAATTGAAAATACCCGTAATGTCTTGGTTATTTTAACTTTCAATATATTGTTATCTATATATATTCTATTAGTAGCCCTATGACTAACACCTTCCTCAAAATTCAGTTCCCCCACGTGATAATCGGGATATAAATCACATATAAAATGATACGGAACACCTAAAACTGCCTGTGTTAATAACATTAACATACTATATTTCATTTTTTGAGATAGAGTGTATAAGTCCATTTTATTTAATAGTCGTTTATGTGTGTCTAATGCTTTTATTTTTCTATTATTAATATAGGAAGTAGACCGAATTAAATCAATATATGATTGATTCACTATATCATCGTATGATGAGAATGAATTAAATAAATCAACCATAAATGGTTCATATTCATATGTTAATATCTTTTTATCAGGTGTATTTAATATATAATGTGGTATTATAATATTAACATCTGTTTCTTTATAGATTAAATGTATGAATTGGTCTTCTTGTTCAATTACATCCTCTGAATACTCACATAATACCCAATTATTATAATCAAACATCTATTATTACTATATATGATTATATATACAATATTATTTCAATAATGTATTTATATTATTATTGAATTTAATGAATTTTAAATTCGGACGATTCATATGTTGGGTATCACTATTAACACCTTCTATCTTATTGAATGTTGCTACAGGTGGTACAATGAAATACGATGTTAATTTATTATTTTCGATTAAGCTTCTTATATATGCGTCAAATTGAAGTTTAATAGTTCCTTCTTCTTTGAATGAATCCAATATTTTCGTAGCACCAGCCTGTGTTATAATATAAGCACCCATACTCCAAAAGTGCGCATATCTAGCAACGTGTTGTGATACTCTAATAATATTTGAGTCGTCCATATTTATTGGAATAAATCCAATAAATATAATATCATAATCCATTGGGATTTCTCCCCAAACAGAACTTAATATATTAATAGTATTCTCGTGAAAAACAATATCATCTTCTAATATCATTGATTTTGTATTTTTATCCATTTTACTAACTTTTTCTAATAATTCTAAATGTGAATAAAATACACCAACACAATTAAAACTACTTAGTTCTTCATGGTGTTCCCTATGTCCTGTGATTAATTGTTGTAATGCGGTGTCATCTATTTTATCCAATTTGTCTTCTCTTAGTTTCTCCCCATATATAGCATTAAATCTAGTATAATCTTTAATAGATAACTGAGCCATCTGTTTTATCATATGTTTATATCTGTCTTTTCGTTTTTCAAGATTAATAATAAAAATATCAGAGACATCTGTAATTTGTCTAAATCTATCTTGTTTTAACTTGATTTGGTTCATAATAATTTATTAATTATATTTTTATGTTATTATATACGAATTAGTATGAAGTAATACCAACTACTTAAAACACTATCAAACTAATTATATATATAAATGGAATGCGTTGAAGATGACCCAATTTCATTAATAATTGACAATCGAGAACAACATATCCTCAAAGAGATGAAAACACCCGAATTCGTCAATTTAAATCCACTTATAAAATTCACCACCGCTAATCTTGATATAGGTGATTTCAAGATATCTATTCAAAATACACATATTTTAATTGAAAGAAAAACAATAGATGATTTAATTGCCTCTATTAAAGACGGAAGATATAAAGAACAAAAATGTAGATTAATTAATGAATGTCAAAATAATGTTAAAGTTATATATCTCATAGAGGGTGATATATGGAAGTCCAAGAAATTCAAACCAGATACATTATTCTCAGTTGTTGTTAATACTATGATTAGAGATAATATATATACATATATATCAAAGGATATACATCATACAATATTATTCCTTTGTAAAATATATAAACAGATATGGAAGAATAAAAAGGATTATATTCATAATCCTATAGAAGGGGTAATTCAACAACAAGAAGATACATCATACGCCAAATACATATCACCCAATAAAAAATCTAATTTAACACCAAAAATATGTTTTATAAATCAATTACGTCAAATACCCGGTATATCATATAATATAGCGTGTGAAATTGTAACTAAATACCCAACAACGCGGGATTTAGTATTGAATGCTAAATATGAAGAATTGATTGAATTAAGGATTAACGATAGACGTATAAGTAAAAATATAGCTAAATTCTTAATTGAGTTTTATAATTAGTTACATTAATTTTTACATTAATGGTTTTATGTGTTCGCAGTTCTACTACCGCTGGGGGGGACACCCTTATTGTTTATACAACAAGGTTGTATACACGTGGGGGTGGACGTGGGGGTGGAGGTGGGGGG